GGATTAACTTCACAAGGTGTATTAGGTCCAAGCAAAGGGGGTACTGGAGTTACAGGCCCAGGACCCACAGGTAATTTACTAATGTCAAATGGTACTGCCTGGGTAAGTCAAAGCGGTCTTGCAGGACCAACAGGTCCTGCTGGAGCAAACGGTACTATTGGTGTCAACGGCACCACAGGTCCAACCGGACCTACAGGCCCAGCAGGAGAAGCTGCCGAAGGTGGTGGAGTAGCCGGAGCTTATTTTGTTAACCTATTTTTTGGAGGGTAATCATGGCAGCACCCAATATATTTACAGCAACCGTCTGTATAGCTAAATCAGCACACCAACTAGCAACTACTTCAGCTACAGCTATTATTACTAACGCTGCCGCATCTGGAAAAGTATTAAAAGTAAACAGCATACTTGCAGTTAACAGAAGTACAGACTTTGCAGATGTAACAGTTGATATTTTTAGATCAAGCACTTCATTCCCACTAGCTTTTGGTATTACTGTACCAACCAAGTCAACTCTTGTAGTCCTAGGCAAAGACACTCCTCTTTATATGGAAGAAGGCGATGTTTTAAGAATTTTGTCTAGCACTGCCTCAGCTCTAAATATAACAGTAGTATATGAGGAAGTAAACTAATGGCTAGAAGAAAAAACGGCGGCATTATTGGCCCAGATAATAAAACACCTGAAAGCATTAGACCATCAGGTGTATTTAGTACTGAAGAAGTATACGGAATACGAGAAAAAGCCAAAGTAAAAGTTTCCGCAAATCGTACTTTGCGAAAAGAATCCTGGCAAGCAAACGAGCAAGATCCTTATTACAACCAAGTATGTTTTCATACCAGCGATCTTAGCTACAGCGACTGGTTAATGAAAGACAAAAGCTCCAATAACTGGGGCGATTTTGTAACACCTTCAGAATATCATCACCAACAGTCGCCAACTTACTTTGGTCCACGCTATACTGACTGGTGCACTACTTTTCATAATGATGGATACCTATACGTAGAAGACCCAACAGGAACTCTTGCACTTGGTACAGGTGCGTATACTATTGAGTTTTGGGTAAAACTATCTCGTCAAGATGCTACTCAACACTATATTATGGGTCGTGGCAATACAGGTGCAGTAGGTTCGGGAACAGGCTGGACAGTTTTCGTTAATTCTAGCTATAGACTGGGTTTTTATGATGCTGTAGCTAATACTTCAGGAACCGCTACTACAGAATTAAAGCGCGATACTTGGTATCATGTTGCCATTGTGCGTACCAGTACTGGTGCAAACGATACAAAAATTTACATTGATGGTGTTGCCGAGGCAACTTTTACTAGTTCAGGTAATTTCAATGACGTAGATAGGCCCATGTTTATTGGTCGTGACCGAGTAGGTACAGACACTACTTTTTTTGGTGGAAAAATAACTGACATACGCATTAAGAAATCAGCACAGTACTCTGCTAATTTTTCAAAACCCACGGCTGCGTTGGATATGTCAGGTAGTGCTTACTCGTTAAGCCTTACCAGCTACAACAATGGCGTAAACAGATTTACGCAGCCACAAGGTCTAAATGTTGAAAGATATAATAGTGTTGCCAGAATTATTGACAGTCCTTTTATCGACAAGACGACGTTGCTACAAGGTCACGGTGCAACAAGTATTAATGTACCCTATAACGGGCACTATACTAAAATAGAAGATCGTAAACCCAGTAACACTAGTTTACAGCTAGGCTCAAGTGCTTTTACAGTAGAGTGCTGGCTTTATGTTAGTAACGCTGGTGGTGGTGGTATAACAGGCAAAGCTGAAACAACTGGCACAGGCTGGAGTTTTTATGCTAACAGCAATTCTATTGTGTTTGTTGATGCTGGTACTGCATATACAAGTACAACTATCAGAAACATGTATCAAGGTTGGCATCATCTTTGCGCTGTTCGTGAAAACACCAGTGCCAACGGGTTTAAAATGTACATTGACGGTGCATTAGTACATGTTGGAACTTGCAGCACTAACTTTACTGCAACTGGACCACTACGTTTATTTACTACCAGAGACAATGGTATTAACCTACACGGTAGTATCAGTTGCTTAAAACTATCTAAAACTGCCCGCTATACAACTTCAAGTACTACAATAGGTACTGTTGTATTTACCCCCAATCTAGACACTGTGGCTACAAGTACAAACGATTCAAATACTTCGTTGTTGATAGCTACTATGGCATCAGGTAAAGCAAACACAGATATTGCACAGTGGGTAAATGAAGGCACTTCTAGAACTGCGCTTTGGCGCCGTAGTAGTGGGCCGCGTTATGGTCAACATCACCCTACTTCTCGTGGTCGTGGTGGCAGTTATTACAACTATGGAGATACTTATACTTGTGCAGTAGCCAAAACCACCCAAGGTGACTTTGATTTTGGCACGGGTGATTTTAGTATTGAAGTGTGGTTTAGACCGCGCTATGAGTTTATGACTGGTTACGGTAACGAAAGCTGGATATTGTTTGACACTCGCCAGTATTTTAACGATACCGGAATATGCTTAGAGTTTATTAGTCATAGCAAAGGTTTTTACGTTACCACCAACAATACTCCAATTTTATCGGAAAATAACGTTGATATGGCTATCGGCCAATGGGCCCATATCTGTATACAAAGAACTAGTGGAAAATTAGCACTATATGTAAACGGCAGAATGTCACGAGAAGTGCTATTTACTTCTACTATTTCTGCCCCTCAAGGCCGAATGCACTTATTTAACGGCTCAAAAAGTGTTAGAAACTGGAGAACTTTTCCTGCTTGGATGGCAGACTTAAGAATTGTCAAAGGCTCAGGAGCCTACAGTAACGGAACTAATAATCCAGATTCTATTTCTGTGCCAACCAAACCACTAACTGCAATCACCAACACAGTCTTATTAACGCTAAACAATTCAAACTTACGAGATTTTTCTGTTAGAAACAATCAAATAGATTATCCACGCGACGATTATCCAAGTGGCGGTAATTGGGATGTGTATGCTTCTAATATGAGTCCGTACTCTCCGACTGCGCCTTGGGACCCAGATGGAGAAATTATTGGCGATACTAGCAACACTGATAATAGTTTTCAGGAGGCATCTACTTTTACAGGCGATGGATCACGTCAAGAACACTCTTATATAACTCGTATGAGTGGTCCTTGGACTATTGAGTGCTTTATGTATTCACAACAGACTAATCCAAATGCTGTTGATAGTGTATGGTCTCCAATCTATACTGCCTCAACTGCTGGGCACGAAGGCTGGATGATACGCAACCATTATGGAGCAGGAGCTAATTCTTATGGCAATGTAAGTTTTGGTTTTTATACTGAACATAATGCCACAGTGCAGTGGTTAAATACAACAGACACTAATCCTACTACATTTAAAGGACATTGTTGGAATCACATAGCTATATGCTATGATCCTACAAAAACCAATAAAGTTGCACTTTTTGTAAATGGAGTTAGAAAAGTTGTTAGAGCAGCTTTTAGCCCAGGTACAAAAACTTATAACACTTATACATTAAACAGTGGCAGTCCAAACGGCGGAGTACGTTTAAGTACTACGGCTCGTTATGATAATGATGCAACTACTTACACAGTACCAACATCTGGTTATGTTTACGATCAGCATACACACTTTAGTCAGAAAATGTCTAACCCAGTTCAGGACAGTTCTATGGCTTCACTTGTTTGGCAGTATGGAGTTACACCTAGTTCAGATGTTAAAAAGTTTGGAAACGGCAGTTTAAAGTTTACTAACAGAGATACTACCCTTATTAATAGATTTCAATACTCTTATAATTACTGGGGTGTTCAACACATGAGTGGTCAAGCTCAGGACTTTACTGTAGAGTTTTGGGCCTCTGTATGGGATGCGGCTTCTGGTGGACAGTCCATTCCTACCTATAGAGTTGCCAGCCATTACCAAAATAATTTTCAAGTTCGTGTAAATAGCAGTGGTTTTTGGCAGTTTGTATTGGGTGAGTCTTATACAGATTACCACTTAATTACAACTGATGTAGTAGCAGCTACTAAAACTGGCGGCACTATGGATCATATTGCTTATGTTCGCAGAGCAGGGAACTTTTATTGTTATATAAATGGAGTTGAAAAAGCACGCATTTGGGCAGGAAATCCCGGAACATATGCAACAGGTAGTTTAAGTGCTACTGACTATTTTAATCCTATTTACTATAGTATAGAAAACTTTAAGTTTGGAACTAACTACAACGAGATTCAGGATAAATCTTGGTGTGGTTTCTTACAAGACATACGAATGACAATGGCCGCTAGATATACTACTAAAGTTATTAATGGCGTTAGTACAATGGTACACGAAGGTACAAATACACCTGCGTTACCAACAAAACTGTTACCTACCTGGTAATCTTATAAAGGAATCACATGACCCTAGTCGTTCAAAACACTCTAGATCCCACACTATATAATTCACTGGCTACCTTAACGGGTAGCCAGATTATTGCAAACAAAACACTAAAAGTAGTTAAAGAACCTGTTACCATTACAGGTGCAGCACCAGGGGGCATAGTAGATTTTGATGTTGCCACACAATCAATTGTGGTGTATAATACAGCTACACAAAATTTTATTTTGAATGTTCGCGGAGATTCTTCTACTGCCTTAAACACCTTGCTTAATGTAGGTGAGTCTGTTGGAATTACATTATTTGTTCCAAATGGATTAGTTCCTTATTATCTTAGTAACTTAACTGTGGATGGCGGAGCAGGTACACGTACTATAAAATATCAAAATGCAACCCCAATTGCAGCAGGTAACTCTAGTTGTACTGATGTATATGTAGTATATTTAATTAAAACTGCAGCTAATACGTGGAGTGTATACATTTCGCAAACTAAATACGCATAAGGATTTTTAAATGCCTCCAATATCCATTGTATCAAGTACAACCAGTAATTTTGCATTTGCAGGAGGCGAGTTTGTACCAGAAACATTTAAATTTCCTGCTAATACATTAATTCCTTATTATGGAAATACTCCTGTTCTTTCAGATTGGGAAAGATATAGTGCTGCAGATGGAAGATTTATTTACAGTACTGTAGCACCTACGCAAGTAGGTGTAGCATTGGCTGCTGTAAGTGGCGGAGGTTCTATTAGCACTACTACTACTACTGATGGGGCTCACAGTGGGTCTGCGTTTACTCAAAATATTACTAGCAGTACTGGTGGTAGTTTAGGTTTTCAAAATGGTGGTGGTGGGTCTCATAATCACAGTTTATCTGGTTCATCTGCTGGTGCTGCAACACCATCAATGGTAAATAGGCAAAATATAACATTTTTACGAGCTGTTAGATCTGTGGTTAGATTGCCTCAAAATGCACTAGTTGCTAAACAAACTAGTCCTGCAAATTGCACGGCTTTTACAGGAACAGGAAACAACTATTTAGTAGGTGCATTAGATAGTCAAACATTTACAGCGGGCACCCCTTTTAGCAGTTCAGGTTCGCTTTCTACTAGTACTGCTGGTAGTCACATACACATTGGAACAAGTACTGCGTATAGACCTTATGCAACTGGTGCATATCTTCGTAATTACAACTATACTAGTGGCGGGTCACACAGTCATACAGGTACTGTTACTTTTAGTCAATCAGCTATTTTAAGTAAATTATTAAATTTATGGCAAATGGTAATAGGAGGTAGACCTGAAACAGATATGATTGTTATGTATGTAGGAGCTATAAACACTATACCTGCTCCTTGGTATTTGTGTAATGGTAACAATGGCACCCTTAATTTAGGTAGTTATGTTATAGGGTATAGTGACAATAAATGGAATATTCTTGTTAATGCTAATAATACTGGAACAGCAACTATAAATAGTGCATACGTACCCCACTCACACACTTCGGGATACTCAAGTACAGCTAATGTTTCAGGCCCCAGTGCTCAGCACAACAACTTTGCTTGGTCACATACACACTCTAGTATTTCTGCTTCAGGAATAGCATATGTACCACCGCGAATTGGTGTTGCATTTATACAGTATAAAGGAATAATACCTTGAATAATAACATAGTATCACTTGATTTTTATAATTTGCATTTTTTCTTACGAGTTGATGGTAAAGAATATTACTGGCAAGAGTTAAGTAAATTTATAGCAGATACTGGATATCCTTTTGCAGATACTACTGCATATGTTTCTTATGAACCACATAGAGAAATATATTTTGTTGAAAGAAAAGATAGTAAAGAAGTATACACAGGAGTTGAACAACTTGAAATAAGTTGGTTCTTAGATAATAAAGATAGTTTATTACAAACAATCAACATTTTGATAGAAGCTGACAAACCAGTAACTACCATAGAAATGCAGCGGGCTCAATATCTTGCTGAAACTGACTGGCTTGTGCAGCGTCATCAAGAAGAACTGATGCGACAAGCAACAACTACACTAGATGAAAATCACGTTCGAGCTCTACTAGATTATAAGCAGGAACTACGAGATATAACTCAACAATACTCCAAAAATCAACCAGCTGAAATAGTAAGCTGGCCCACTAAACCATTTAACTTTTAATCCACATGAAAATAGCAGTATACGCTATCAGTAAAAACGAAGAACAATTTGTTGAACGATTCTGCAAGTCAGCCATAGACGCTGATTTAATTTTAATTGCAGACACAGGATCAACAGACAACACAGTTGCAGAAGCCAAAAAATACGGTGCCGAGGTATACAATATCTCGGTACGTCCTTGGCGTTTTGACAAAGCTCGTGACACAGCCCTTAACTTGATTCCAGGTGACTACGATGTTTGCATTAGCCTAGACTTAGACGAAATCTTAGAACCTGGCTGGCGAGAAGAAATAGAGCGAGTTTGGAAACCAGAAACTACCAGACTACGTTACAAATTTGACTGGGGTCAAGGTATTAGTTTCTTTTATGAAAAAATTCATCATCGCACAGGATATCACTGGCATCATCCTGTGCATGAATATCCCAGACCCGATAATCGTACCAAAGAACTGTATGCACATACAGATATGCTTTTAGTAAGCCATCATCCAGATAATACTAAGTCTCGTGGTCAATATATGCCACTCTTAGAACTGGCAATTGCTGAAGATCCACACTGTCCTCGTAATGCTTTTTATCACGCACGAGAACTTACTTTTTATAGTCGATGGAAAGAAGCTATTGAGTACTTAAACAAATATTTAGCAATGCCAGAAGCCACTTGGCAAAATGAGCGTTGCTATGCTTACAGATTGTTGGGCAAATGCTATGCTCAACTCGGCAACTTGCCACAATCAATAAAAATGTATCGACTAGCGGTAGCAGAAGCACCTGGTACACGAGAGCCTTGGGTTGAATTAGCACAGCTGGCATACAGTACCCAAAACTGGACAGAATGTTATAGTGCAGCTAAATCGGCACTAAACATCCGCGATAAAGCCCTAGTGTACACAATGGACCCAACAGTCTGGACAGAACGGCCTTACGATCTTGCAAGTATTGCTGCTTGGAACTTAGGACTAAAGTCAGAAGCAGCTGAGCTTACAAAGAAAGCTTTAGAGATTGCTCCAAACAATGAGCGATTGCAGAATAACCTTAAATATATGAGTTAATATGTGGATACTACAGTTTTTACCCAATTGGCTATTTTTTGCGCTGTTCTTTGCATCCTTAGCAGCATTTTTAGCGGTTAAGTTTCTTAAGTTCTTGCCGCATGGCGAACTCATTCAAGCAGGTAGCATTGCTGCAGCACTATTTTCAATTTTTATGATTGGGGCTATAAGCAATAACGACGCATGGTTAGCTCGTGTCAAAGAGTTGGAAACAAAAGTTGCACAAGCAGAAGCACAAAGTGCCACAGTTAACACCGATATTGTGGAAAAAACAGTAGTAAAAACTCAAGTAATCCGCGAACGTGGCAAAGATATTGTCAAGTACGTAGATCGTGAAGTGGTTAAACATGATGTTAACTGTGTGATTCCCAAAGAGTTTGTTACAATACATAATAGTGCAGCGGAGGCACCAAAATGAAATCTTTAGCAGTTGCACTAGTCTTAGCACTTAGTGCTTGTTCTACAACTGTGCCAATTACAGCAAAATTTCCACAAGCTCCAGGTAAGTTAGTACAAGAACCGTGTCCTAATCTACAAAAACTTGAGTCGGAAACTAAATTGTCAGATGTGGCAAAAACTGTAACAGTTAATTATACTGAATACTATACGTGTGCTGTTAAATTAGAAGCATGGCAACGCTGGTATCGTGAACAAAAAGTTATATATGAAGGGTTAAAGTAATGGAATTACGACTAGATCAGTTAAAACAAATTGTTGAGAAAAATCCTTATATTGAACACTGGCACCGTGCACTAGTACAATTACTACCAGACTACGAAATCAATACTCCACGACGCATGGCGGCGTTTTTAGCACAATGTGCACATGAATCGGGCGGATTCAGAGCCATCAAAGAAAATTTAAATTATCGTGCGGTTACGCTACGTAAAATTTTTGGCAAATACTTTCCCACAGACGAAATGGCAGCACAATATGCAAACAAGCCAGAAGCAATTGCCAATTTAGTTTATGCTAATCGTATGGGCAACGGCAGTCCAGAGTCTGGCGACGGGTATCGTTACTGCGGTCGTGGGCTTATTCAACTTACTGGCAAAGACAATTATTTTTGGTTTGCTGCCAGTTTGCAGATCACACCCGAAGAAGCTTCACAGTATATGGAAACTTTTGAAGGTGCAGCACAGTCGGCTTGTTGGTTCTGGGAAACAAACAACTTAAATCAGTGGGCGGATAAAGACGATATCCTTACACTAACCAAACGCATCAATGGCGGCACAATTGGCCTAGAAGATCGTAAAAAACACTATGAACATGCCAAGCATGTACTAGGAATTTAAGCAGTGCTTACTGCTTGGATAATTTCACTAACATTAAGTTATGCCAAACCTGACCAATATGAATGTGTTAGGTGGGCATGGACTGGAGACGTATACAATCGAAAAGTAATTTGTTTAGAATGGCGTAAGAAGCGCCAATAGGAGGTAATATGATAGATCCGATAACCGCACTAGCGGGGATACAGTCCGCCATTTCAATGGTTAAAAAAGCAAGCGCAGTTGCTAACGATTTAGGGTCATTGGCCCCAATGATTGGCAAAATGTTTGATGCTAAAAGTACAGCTACTAAAGCTTTAATGGAAGCTAAAAGTAGTAAAAAAGGCAACAACATGGGCACTGCCCTTCAAATCGAGATGGCACTAGAGCAGGCCAGAGCATTTGAAGAAGAACTTAAAATGTTGTTTATGCAAACAGGCAAAATTGATGTTTGGAACAAGATTAAAGCTCGTCAAGCAGAGATGGATGCAGATGATGCTAATGAACTAAGACTTTTTAATGCTCAGGAACGAGCGCGTAAACAAAAAGAAGAAGAACTAAACGAATGGGCTATGATAATTGGCGGAGTTGGGTTTGTTTTATTCTTGATGTTTGTTGGCGGTTACGAACTAATGCAATACTGTCAAACAGGTAATAGGTGTGGCCACTGATGAATGAATACCAAAAAACAGCTGATCTGTGTTTTAAAATATTTACTTACGGATGTGTAGCACTTTATGCTTTAGGTTTTTTAAAATTCTTACCAAACGATTTATCTGATAAAATTGTTAACTTATTATTAGGAAAAATAGGCTTATAAATGCATAACGATTTAAAACTATTTAAGTGGGCAATAATCTTATTATTATTTCCAGTAGCACTAGCATTTTTTGGTAAGGATAGTTTTCGCTATCCCTGTCAAGACCCAACAAACTGGGACAAAGATTATTGCAAACCACCAGTATGTGATGTTACCAGAACGTGTCCAGAACACATTTTTAAAGGTCAACGTGATCCAAGATTAGGACCTCCCAAAGATGGACAAACTCAAACAATTAATCAATCATTTGCACCAACAGGTGCTTGCACACCGCAACAAACACAAGGAGCTACCTGTGGAAAGTAACACAATTATTTATACTGAAGATCAGTTAATGGCGCGCCTAAAATTCTTTATTGGCATTTGTTTGGCCCTTACATTAACTGGTATTGTGTTTGTTGTACTGTACTCGATTATTTTCATTACTCAGCCGCTAAACGCTATTAGCCCAATCGATCAAAAGTTTTTTGAAATGATTATTCCAATTGCTACTTTTTTAACTGGTACATTGTCAGGAATTATGTTGGCAGGCGGTAGCAAAGAAGAAATGGAAATGAAACGCGATATGATTAAGCAAGCACAAGAAAACTCAAATACTTATGCTAAAGCTAATCCAGTTAAAATAGAACCAACATTTTCACCTGGATTTTCAACAACTGCAGGTTTTAACGGAACTAGTGCGGCTCCTGCTACTAATATTATTTATATTAATGGTAAACCTGCTCCTGTTCAGGCACCGCATCCGGAGATTTAAATGACAAGTTTAAATACTATGCTATCTAGTGACCCCACTGTTAGCAGTAAACGAGTAATTACGTTTTTAGCATTTTTACTATGTGCAGCTGCTTTTATAGCAATGATACTTGGTCACACTATAGACACAAAACTATTTGACTCTATGATGTTTATTGTAATTGCAGGATTAGGATTTACAGCAAGCGAAAAGTTTGCACCAACCAAGGAAATTAAATGAAAAAATTTATTGTAGCCGTTGTTACTAGTTTAGCGCTTGTTTCTGCATTTGCCGAAGCAGAAACCAAAAAAGTCTGTAAAGATAAAACTGATAAAGCTGGCAAGGTGCTGCTTGACAAAGAAGGTAAACCCCAACAAGACTGTAGAACTATTAAAGTTCACCAAAAGCTTGAAGGCACAAAAATCGAAGACGCCAAGAAGAAGTAAATTTATATTTGACAGACATATCTAGGTCTGGTATAATATATTTACTGGACCGATTTTATCAACCTTACAAGGAAGTTTATGGCAAGTGGTAAAAGAGCAAGACGTGACAACGTAATACAGTTGGAACGCAACCCAATAGAGTTTGGATTTACAGATGTAAAACCATTAAACTTTATACAAGCGGAATACTTACGAGCAATTCAATCTAATCAAATAGTATTTGGTGTAGGAAGTGCTGGAACAGGTAAAACGTATGTAGCAGCAACATATGCAGCGGGAGAACTCTTTCATAGACGTATTCAGAAAATAATTCTGACTAGACCCAACGTTGAAACAGGGCGTGGGCTAGGATTTTTACCAGGTACATTAGAGGAGAAATATGCTCCATATCTAGAACCTTTTGATAGCGTGTTTACTCGTAGTCTTGGAAAAGGCTTTTATGAGTATGCATTAAAAGCAAAAACGATTGAGCCTAAACCACTGGGCTTTATGCGTGGTGCAACTTTTGACAATTGCATCGTTCTACTAGATGAGGCACAAAATGCCACAAAAGAAGAAATGAAAATGCTGCTATCGCGCATTGGTAAAAATTGTAAAATGATTATTTCAGGTGACGTGGATCAATCAGATATTCCTGATAGTGGATTAGGTGACGCAATTCACCGATTAGATCGAATCCCAGACATTGAAGTTGTCCGATTTATGGATGATGATATTGTCAGATCCAAAATGTGTAAACAAATTATTTTAGCTTATAGAGATTAATTATGGCAAAAACGTATAAACCAACATCAGGCATGGCAAGCGCTGCTCGTCGTGCACTAAAGTGGAAAGAAGAAGGTAACGCAGGCGGAACACTAGTTGGTTTAGCACGAGCAAATCAATTAAAAGATCGTGATCCACTAACAGCCTCAACTGTACTACGAATGTATAGCTTTTTTAGCCGACACGAAGTAGATAAGAAAGCAACTGGATTTAACAGTGGCGAAGAAGGTTTTCCAAGTAAAGGTCGAGTAGCTTGGGATTTATGGGGCGGCAATGGCGGATACTCTTGGAGTACTGCTAAACGCAACCAAATTATGCGGGAACGAGAAGGTAAAGCGCTTCAATTGGTTAAACTAACTGAAAAAGGCATTGTACCCGAAATGGCTCGTATGGTAGCTGCACAAGTAATTGAAAACTATGCAAACGAAAATATCAGCGAAGAACTAGAAGCATTTGGTCAGTTTATGTATCATGCTGAACTGCTACGAAACGATCATTTAGACGTATACTTAGTAGACCTACATATGGTAGATCAACCATATCGTGATATGTTAATCAATGTTTTTAGCGATCTTGATAGCATGGATGGCGATGACACTGTTGATGACGAAGACAGCGAAGAAGATACTCCGCTATAAAGAAAAAAGCCCCTATAGAGCAATCTATAGGGGCTTTTTTTATTCTTGTAAACTTGAGTACAGTTTCCAACCGTGTTTACGGTGTTCTTCTATACGCTCGCTTAAAAAAGCACATAAATCTGGCTTTTTGTACATTTCAGACATTTGATATGCCGCTAGTAGTGACTCGTGTACTTTGACATTGTCAACATACAGTGCACGCACCATTTCTTTGCCTGGTAAAATCTCTAGAGTATCTTCAACTTCGGACATTTCTTTTAGCTGTGTAAAACTAGCTGGCACATAGATATTTTGTGCTCGTAGTGTTTCAGCAAAATCATCTAGTTCGTCTTCGATTTCGTCGTAGATTTCACCAAACAATTCGTGATATTGTACAAAGTTAACACCAGTTACATTCCAGTGAAAGTTTTCCGACTTTACCAAAAATGCATAAGTTGTTGCAAAAGCCTTTTTAAGAGCCGTGTGTAATTCTTCCATATTACACTACATTCCAGTTTGTTCCACTAAATACAAGTGTAACACTTCCGTCAGTAGCTGCTAAAATGGGCCATGTAGCACCATTTTCAATAGTTTCTGCACCGTTTGGTGTAATTGTAATATCACTGGTTTGACCAGCTTCTGATTTTACTACTACCACACGACCTTCAGTACCTGCTGTAAGTAGTATACTAATTGCTGCACCAGTACCAACTACACCTAAATAATAGTTAGGCGTTACTGCCGCACTATCAAGTGTATATGGACTAGCTGCGTTATTGACTAGTGTTGTATTAACTGTACCGTTGCCAACAACAGAAATAACTCCGTTGGTTACTGAGATACCGCTTCCGATTTCTACAACGCCATAATTTGTTGGCGAGGCTAATGGGCTATTAAATGCCATGATTTTTCCTTTGTTATAGTGCTTTTACTAGCGTTGCTAAAAAGTTTGCACTGTTTGTTGCAGGCCTTACTGGCCCAGTTTGTGTTCCTATAGCGGTTAGTCGCATAGTAGCAATAGACGAAGACCACTGTATTCTAAATGTTTCGCCTGCAGTAATATTAACTAAAAAACTTTTATTAATAATTGTTTTATCGCCACCACCTTCAAGTGTTGTTAGCGTATTACTATTAGCTAAATTTGTGCCATTAGATGCCCATACACTTATATCACCGCCTCCGCCACTAGTAATTTCTGCTTGAAGTTCATAAGTAACAGTATATACTCCTGCTTTATTAAAAGTAATTGTACTACCACTAGTCGATATTTCGTTACTTAGTGTAGTACTTGGAAAAGCTACAACTAGTGCAGTATTAATTGCAGTGTTAGTTTGATTAGCTGAACTATAAAATTTACCATAATAAGAATCGTCTGGAATTCCGTTAGCACTTACAATACCGTTAGTAGCACTAAGATTAGTGCCAACTTTCATTGCTCCATATTTAGTAGGTGACGCTGCTGGTTGATTATAACTCATACTACATTCCATTCTATACCGTTGTATATTAAGTCAATACTTCCCCAAGGAGTATTCATAATATAACTAGCTTGTCCATCTATTGTTGAGCCTGTGGCTACCACAGTAATCGGATTCGTGTTAGCGTCCCCGACAGCATCTTTGATAACATAAACTTTGCCCACTGTGCCCGCAGGTAAAGTAATCGTAACCGGTCCAGCATAAATAACACCTAAAAAATATTCATTAAAATCAGGACTGTACGTAAGCTCGTCTATTAATGTAACAGGTACATCAGCTAAACTGCCAGGAGGTCCTTGTGGTCCAATTGGTCCTATAGGACCAGGTGGGCCGGGGGGTCCAGGGGGTCCAACTACATTACTTATATTACTATTAATAAACAAGTCGCAATCATCAATAATAGGTGCATTTACTGGGATAAAAGGGGCCATAGGCCAACTAAATGGCATGCCCTGTTGTTGAAATAACATTTTATTCCTTATAAAAAAAGCCCCCTCGGCTCGTGACTGAGAGGGCTTAAACTACACTAAATATTAACGGATGTTAGTATTGGTGTTAGTTGGTGTAGAGGTTTGTGTACCTGAACCAACGTTGATTGCAGCGTTGTCGTTGCGGATGTTTTGACCCAGCGACCAGATCAAATTGGCCAATTGACC